TGGTATCTTTGAGTGAAGAGAATAGATCAAACAAAGATAAGATGAGAGGTCAGCATGATCTTTTCGTTAAATGTGTTGGTTGTGGAAAACTCAGAGCTAATCATACAGCTCAGGAGGCAAGGGAATGTCAGGCAAAGAAGAACTAGATACAGGCAAGGTAATCACCTATTCGAAGTATGTCGATGAGCTTCCAGTTCATCATGATACTGATGTAATCAGAATCTCAGGAGAAAAGAAAGAGGAAGACAAAGATCTACACCCGACCAAGCACCCGTTAAGGTTTGGAGGGATTGATCTAGCAAAGAGAATCGATCACTCTGCTATGATTATTCTCAAATGGGAAGACGGAATCTTAAAACAGGAAGGTCATAAGATCTGGCCTCATGTTAATTATTCAGTAGTGGCAGATGATGTCAAGACTATCAATCGAGCAAGACCATGCGAGATGATAGGTTTTGATAGATCAGGAGTTGGAGATGCCGCAAGTGAATTATTCGACAAGTCAGAGATACCCCTCACTCCAATAGTTACAACCATGAATACAAAGATCGATATCATTCACATTGTACGAGGGCTTTTCAATAAGAGGATTCTCCAAGTTGACAGAGAGTCAGAACTGCCTCGACAAATATCAGAACAGGAAGAGCAAGTGACCGAAGCTGGCAATCTGAAATACTCTCACCCTCCCGATTCACATGACGATCTTTTCTGGGCGTTAGGTTATGCTTGTTACACAGCAATTCCTTGGGTAATCAATATGCCTCCAGTGAACATTCGTCAAGGATTCGACGGACTCCACACACTTGAAGGCAGAAACGTTGACGAAGAGATTGAACGCATGATGGACATGACTCAGAATGCTTCTCAATTCGGCTAACTTAATTAGTTCTGACTCCTCACAACATCATGGCAGAAAAGCCTATCAAGTCAATGAGCAAAAATGAGTTATTATCAAGACTCCAAGAACAGATCAAGCCCTCTGCTATGGTCAAATCATCTAGTCTTCAACTAGACGTCGATGAGAAAAGATTCAAAGTCGGATCTACTCATTGGAGATCAACTCCTGCATGGTCTAAGAGAGGAGAACCAAGACCTCAAACCAAAAGAGGATTAGATAAAATTGATCGACCACTAGGTAGCCTCACCGTATTCCCTGCTGTAGATCCATATCTTCCATCACAGAGAGCATTATTCAGAACTCTGATGAATGGATCATCATGGATTCTCAGATCAAACGTCATCATTCAAAAATTAGTAATGAGTAGATCTACAACTGAGATTGAACCAAGAGCAGAGAGAGAACTCAAAGAAGAGGAACTCAAAAAATGGCAAGAAGAAAAAGTCTATGTTCCATACTTTGATCAAAAATATACTCCAAGCTATATCAAAAAATGGATCGATAGACTCTACATCAAACTAAAGATTCCTGCAGTCATGTTCAATGCTTATCTTATCATGAGAGAGCAAGGCAGATGTGCAGTTGGTCTATTCCCAGAGATGAGGAACGAACAGGGAAAGTATGTGATCCCTCAAGCAGTCAGATATATCGAAGCTGAATACACTAGACGACCTGTACTGAATTTTGATACGGGAGAATTAGCCGCAGTTGAAATTGTGGGAATCTCAACAGGATCAGGAAGACTTGATGCTAACCGATGTGTGTACATGACAAACTCTGATAATCTTAATCTCTTTTCTAGATACTATGGCAGATCATTAGTTGAGCCAGTTCAATCTCAAGGTCAAACACTCCAGGTAATTTATGAATCTGACTTTCCTCATGCCGCAGAATTCACTTGGCACAAACCAAACATATTCCAAATTAAGATTCCTGCCAGAGACTACGACAAGGTCGATAAAGTTCAAGATGAATTCAACAAGAAGATCAATGATAACTCAGGCAAAGACATCTCAGTAACTCAGGCAGTCGAATTGCTCAACTCAGGAGGAACATCAAACTCAGGAGACATTGCAGGACTAATTTCTATCGTCAATGAAGACATCGATGCCATCTTAGGATTCTACAACATACCTCCATTCATGGTGAGCAAATCAAAAGAGGGAGCACTTGGAGGAAATAACAAGAGGGAAGAGATTGATGCCTTCCTTGAAACCGAGATCAAACCTGAACAAGAGATCATGGAGAACATCATTGAAGATCAGATCTACGATCGACTACTTGCCATTCTATTTAATATCGAACCTGAAGAGGTCTCCAATCCTGAAAAATGTCCAATGAGGTTAAGACACTTCTTTGACAAACCTCATGTTGTAACATCGATTGACCTTGAACAATATGAGATAGCAAAGGATCAGGTCGCTGAGGGACTGATTCAAACTGAGGATCTACTTGACCGATTCGGAATGAGATCAGATCTGCAAGATGATACCATCACTGGAGGAGAAGCTTCAGATCCTACAATCAAAACGTGGGATAAAGTGAACAAGGCATGGAGCAAGACAACTCTACTAAAAGCCTCTGCCATGAAAGGTTGGACTCCAAAAACATTATGGGGATCTAGAAGTTGGGAGGGTCCGAATGGTTTTGGCAATGCTCAAGAACCAAACGCATTCGTAAAACCAAATCCTACAATGCCTAAAGGTTGGAAACCTACTGTATGATTGTAGAATTACCACTGGAGGCATTGATCGGCTTATCAGCTAGTATAGGAATTGTTACTACTGCTATCGCTTTTGTCTATCGAAGAGGCAAGGCAAAAGGCATTGATGATTCATGTGCTCAGAGAATAGAGAAAGACATCTGTGATCTTCAGAATCAAATGGGAGAACATGAGACCGAATCTGATGGTTATAAAAAAACTCTACATAAAAGGATCGATGGAGTTGAAACAGAGATCAAACAAGTACATCTTCAATTAGCAGAGATGAAAGGTTCACAAGATACATTCCAAGAGTTCGTCAGAGAGAAATTATAATCTATTAAATTCAGAAATAAAGACTAAATAGTATTGATTGTAAGCACTAACAGAATGAATCAATCACTCATCAAACCAAAAGTGGTTTTACTAGAGTCCATTTCTGAGAGACTAGAAAGATTCCTCGTACATCGTGACAGCAAACCAAATTTCATTAGACGAAATATTCTTAATTACAAAAATGATAATGTAATTGCAGTACTAGATCATTCTATCCCTGAAGAGAATGAAGTTGAAAGATCTTATCACTTCGGAGATAAGATGATCGTTGCACCAAAACTATCATTCCTAAATAAATTAGAATTTATGTTTAAACCTGAAGTTTCTCTATCAGTAAAATTAGCAGAACTCAAAAGAAATCCTGACAAATTAAAACAATGGTTCATCGGAAAGAATGAAGTCACCAATGACGGAGAGATCGGATATGCAAATCAAGCCGCAACAGAATCTCCATCAGCAAACGAAGACTTCTTTGGAACTGCCGCATCAAGAATGCAATTAGCAAATCCATCATCAACAAATTCACTAGCCGCAGGAGATACTTGGGCAGAATTTGATGGAACTGCTGATTCAATTTCAGGTTCAAACAAAGTCTTTGATACAGCATTCCCAAAAAGAAACGATGGAGATGCTGACAACACAGGAGCAGGAGTTGACATAGTTTCATTCTTAACATCTTACACTACTGGAGACTTCAATGATGGAGGAGTTACAATCAAGAACTTTGCTATCTTGGATAATGCTTCACCAACTGATCCAACTAAATTATTAACTCATGGAGGCATCACAGCATTCAACAAAACTGGAACTGATACTCTAAAGTTCTTCATCAATCATGAGATGAGGAGAGTATAACCATGACTGCCAGAATCTATACGACTAATTCTAAAACTGATGGTTGGAAATCATTCCCTAATGCTGAGACTAAGACCATCAAGATAGATCAGAAGCAGAGAGGTATCAGAGAATATGATATCCCTTATACTCACTATTGTATCAAAGGTAAAGCTCTCTGCGGAGAGTCAGAGCCAACAGGATCTTCATTCTATAATGATACTAGAAATCAATGTGATGGTTGTAGAGAAGGACTCAGAGCAAAAACCAAACATGACTTTACTCTCAGAGATAAAGGAGATGAGTCAGAGAATGTTGTTGACTACAAAGCCAATATGGCAAAAGATAAACCTGAGTCTAGTGCCTAATCCTTAATGGAAATTCGTAAATTATTCAAACTCTTAGAATTCACTCTCCAAGGAAAGCAATTCCCTCTCGAAAAGATGAGACGTAAAGAGACTGCTAACTCTTCAGTCAATTCAGAATCATTCATTGATCCTCATGATGTTACTGAGTCAGAAGCAATACGCTTGAAAGATTCTCCAATAAATGATCATGATCCTAATCTCTTTTACTAAAATAGTTGAGTGAGATCTTACTTGTATGACTGATCTCGTTAAGGTAGTTGGGAAATATAGAACAGTAGTCAGAGAACCAAAATTCAATCCGGGAAAAATGGATTTTGGTAGTTCGTTTCAAGTGTTTAATCTAGGATTACATTATCAATTCGACCATAATTGGCAATGGAAACCCGACGGATTGAAAGTATTCATTACTTATACTTCTCATCCTACTCCTGAATATGTAGTAGTATTGATTCTTTCAATTCCTTTTGATCTACAAACTGCAAAAAGATCAGGTGAAACAATTACTATACCTCCAACTGCAACTGGACAAATGCAAAATATTCTTTTCAATGGAGATGGAACGGTCATCTATTGGTATGAGAACGGAAAAGGTTTTTGGAAATATTTTCTCTCTACAGCTTATGATATCTCAACTGCTGGAACTCCAACTGGACCATTCATACCCGACTTTGATGATAGAATTGCCTCGTTCAGCGATGATGGATTAACATTATTTGCTTCAAGTTTTAGTGGAAAAATTTACAAATATTCTCTCTCAACTGCTTTTGATCTTACTGATGTAGATGTTCACCCTGTAATTGCTTCCATGCCAATCTTACCAAGTGAATTTGCTAGTGCTGATTTCCCTTATGGAATGAAATGGAAAGATGATGGAACTAAATTATACATTGGTCACTTTCAAGATGAAACAATCTACCAATATTCTGCTTCAGTAGCTTATGATGTAACCACTCTAACTTACGATTCAAAATCTCTCGATGTTTCAGCAGAGGGAACAAGTGATACTTATGGAATTTTCTGGAAAGATGATGGAACGAGTATCTATGTAGTTAGAGATTATACTGTAATTTTTCAATATGATCTCACTACTGCTTGGGATCTTTCAACTGCTAGTTATGCTAGTAAGAATGTAGATGTAGGAGCATCAGTTGATCCAGATAGCTATTCATTTTGGATCAGATCTAATGGATTGAAACTCTATACTGTAAGCGATTTCTTTGGAGATATCTTTCAATGGACTCTTTCAACAGCATGGGATATCTCGACTGCAACCTATGATACTGTAACATTTAGGTTATCTGATAATGCTGAACTTCCTGATACGATAGGAAATAATGGGTTTGGTCCGGCAGGAATTTATTTCAATACTGCTGGAACTAAAATGTTTATTGCTGATTATTCTGATAACGGAATTCATAGATATCGACTGAATACGCCTTGGGATATCAGTACATTAGTTTGGGAACAATTTAGTGATAATATTCCAAAAGGACATTTTTCAGAAATATTATCCAATTCTGATGAAGATGAATTCAATCTTACTTTTGATCTTGATGATCAGAGATTTTTTGCAATGGAAATGTCAACTGCTTTAGATCTAGATTCTATTCCAACGATTACTGATATTTTTTCTCCTGTTGGTAATAACTTCAGGCAAATAACTATCTCACCAGATGGAAAAGCATTCTTCCTTTCAAGGTTGAAAATATTTACTGAATATTCTATGGCAGTTGCTCTTGATATTTCTAATGCGACTCTAGTAGCTGAGCAAAAAATATCAGTAGGATCTAACAATTCATTCAAATCTTTTCAATGGTTTGATAATGGTTTCAAAGCTTGGATCAAAGGTCTTCCGGGTTGGTTCTTGATGAAAACTCTTGTTGCATATTCTGTCGCTGATCTATATCCTCCTCACATTGGTATAGAAACTGAAGATAACACTATTGGAGATATTTCTGTCAGAGCAGATGGAAAAAAACTCTACATGAGTGGTTCAACTACTGATATAATTTATGAATATGATTTACTTGAATCTTGGAAAATAGGATCGCTAGTTTATACTGGAAGATCTTTCGATCCGGCAGAAACTGCTACTCTAGCAGAAATTCATCTTAGTTCTGATGGATTGAAATTATATCTTAATGGAGGAGCAGAGGATAATATTTTTGAATATGATCTCACTATTGCATGGGATATCTCTACTGCTGTTTATAGTACAAATTTTGGAGACTATTCAGCTCAATTAACTGGAACTTCATTATTCAATATGAAAGAAGATGGAACAAAAGTATGGATTGGAGATGGAGTTACAATCTTTCAATATTCATTAACAATTCCCTTTGATATCTCATCGTTATCTTTTGATTCAAAATCTTTGGACTGCTCACAAATAGGAGTAGCAGTTCTAGATATGCAGTGGGTTGAAGATGGAAATGCTATTTGGATTTTTCAAGCATCAGGTGTTGAAAAAACAGAAAGATTCTCTGCCTCGACTCCGTATGATATTTCTACGGTAGATCTTTCAAGATATTTTGACGTAACTCCTCAAGCCACAACTGGAATAGATGTTCCGATCGTAGCAAAACCTGATGGAACTATTTTTTGGATATCTGCGGTTGATACAAATCTTCACGCATACAATATGTCTAAAGCAGGAGATCCGACCACAGCAGTTTTTGATGCTTCATTCAATACCGTTAATCGATTCAAAGCTATGCAATTTGCAGATAACGGAAATAAATTTTATGGAATGAAACAGCTCACTCCTGAAATCATAGAGGAATATACAATGACCATACCTTATGATATCTCAACATTATCATTAGTAGCTGGAGATTTTGATCCTGTAGCTTTAGGAATTATTGCGATATATTTTGCTATAAAGACTGATGGAACTAAACTCTATGTTTTCCAAGGAACAGCTACGAATACAGTTGAAGTAAAACAATACAGTCTATCTCCTGCCTATGATATCTCGACTGCCACAAGTGATGGAATTGCTTTTGATTTATCAGAATATGTTAGACAAAATGCTGGAGGTAATGCCAATCCTACAACAATAAGATTCTCTGATGATGGAAAGAGATTATTATTACATTACGGAGAGAATCTTCAAAATTTTATTGGAGAATTCTCAATGAATCCTCCATGGGATATCTCTACTCTTACTTGGGTAAGAACAGGAAGATTTGGCACTTCTACTCTCTTTCATGATTTTGAATTAGTTAATGATGAAAGATTGAAGAAAAATACTCTTTTGATGTCTTCAACAGATAGCGATTCTGTTTTTGCTATGAAACTAGATATTCCTAATGATATCAATTCAGCGAATATAGGAAACATCTACAATGATAGACATCAGGATACTTCTCAGAAAAAATTTGCTCTGAAACCAGATGGAAAGAGATTCTTCATGACAGGACAAATAAAAGATACAATATTTGAATATGAAAACAAAATCATTCCAAGTCATGAAATTATAAGCACACAGGAGACTGCATGACTGATCTTGTTGTAGTTGGTTCTGAAGTAAGGACTCCTGACATCGCAGATCTTAATCAATTCAGAAGGAGTTCAGGACATTCATGGGGATTAGGAATACAAAATAAAGAGCATAATCTTCTCAATGTTTTCGTAAGTTCAGATGGAACAAAGATGTATGTTCTCCTATTTGGAGGAGGTGGAGCAACTGATCAAGTAGCAGAATTTGATTTAGAAATTTCAGGAAAAATAGAGACCGCAGTTGATACAGGAGTGAGATTAGACCTTACAAGTTCAACTCAGCCAAATGCTGTAACTTTCAATGATGCAGGAGATCGAATGTATATTTGGGATTCAATCAATAACCTTAGATTAACACAATACAATCTATCAGTTGCATGGGATCTATCTACTGCAGTATTCGAAGAGGGAATCAGAATATTTGGAAGTAGCATTCAAAATGGAATCATTACTCCTGATGGATTGAAAGTAATTAGAAATGGACGTACTAGCAGAATCGATCAAACTCCATTAACCACACCAAACGATATCACTTCCGTAGATCATGTAAGAGTCATTCTACAAGAACCAACAGAGGGAGGAGATTCATTCGGTCAGCAATTCAATGATGATGGAACAAAATGGTATAAGTGTTCATCAACTGATGGAACCGTTTATCAGTATTCTCTTTCACCAGCTTACGATCTTTCTTCAGCAAGTTATGATTCCAAATCCTTTGATTTTTCTAATGAGACAGGGAATGGAATTTGGGGAATTTTCTTCAAAGCAGATGGATTGAAAGTCTACATTATGGATGAAGATATTACAGATATTTTTCAATATACTCTTTCAACAGCATACGATATCTCAACTGCAAGCTATGATAGTAAATCTATCAGTATGCCAAGCATAGGAGACAGCTATCAATTTTTCATATCTCCAGACGGAACGAATTTATTTACAATCAGTGATTATGTTCCATTTGCAATTTATGGTTGGACTCTATCAGTAGCATGGGATATTTCTACTGCTACTCAAAATCTAGGAACATTCGTACTTAGCGATAAACCCGGAACGAATCTAGGCTTTGGACCTAATTCAGTTTGGTTCAATTCATCAGGAACAGTTTGTCTTATTGGAGATTGGAATACTGGGGACGTTTACAAATATACTCTGACTGCGTGGACTGTTTCAACTATGTCTTTCTCTCAGAGATTACAAATGTGGGATCGTGGATTATTTGCATTAGTAGTTAATTCTGATGGAACGGAATTCTCAGCGATTGGAGGAGATGGTTTCTTTACAGAAAAAGTATCAACTGGATTTGATTTTACTACCCAAATATTACAAGATCAATTTTTCTCAAAGTATAATGGATTCTTTGACGATGTTCGAGGTTTTGTAATGAGTCCTGATGGAACTAAATTTGTAGTCTTGAATGATCAAAATCAAACAACTTATCCTACTGCGAATGCTCACATGGCTCAATATGTTTGCTCAACTCCTTTTGACATTACTACTGCCACTTTTGATACTGAATATGAATTCCCTCCAATTAATTTAACTCCTGAATATCATCCCGAATCTTTGCAATGGAATGAAGATGGCTCAAAATTGATGATAAGAGACGGAACCATGAAAACTATGGACACCTACCATTGTCCAAAACCCTATGATATCACTAACATTCAACTTCCAGAAAGTATTAGAGGATCAGTCAAACTTTCAACTGTGCCAGGAATAATTATTTGGAAACCTGATGGAACGTTATTCCTTTTTCAACATCTTACAGGAAACAGAATTGAGGAATGGCTTTGTCCAATAAAATTTTCTTTCAGAGGAGCAGTCTTAGGAAATAATATGAGTGTGAGTGGACAAACTGCACAGTCTAGAGGATTTTTCATGAAGACAGATGGAACTAAATTATACCTTGTAGATGATACAGGAGACTCTATTCGTCAATATGGGTTATCTACTCCTTGGGATATCAATTCAGGATCATACGATTCAATCAATCAATCAGTCTCAGGTCAAACCTCAGATCCAAATCAGGTATGGTTCAGAGCTGATGGAAAGAAAATGTATCTCAAGGCAACCAATGGAGGAAACCTTTCTGTTTTAGAATATGATCTTGGAACTGCATGGTTGTTATCATCACTTAGTTTTGTTCAAGCAAAAAATACAGAATTCATAGTAAAAAGTAATAGCGGAATATGGCTCAGCGATGATGGAACCAGAATCTATCTTACAGGAGGAGGACAATTCATGCAAGGAGAACTTACTACTCCTTGGGACGTTTCTACGATAACTTTTCCCTCTATGGTTACAAGAACTGAGAATAATACTTTTACAAATCTTACAATGAGTGATGATGGAACTAAAACCTATTTTCTAGGATCAAATGGGAATGATACCGTCTATCAATATGATCTAACTACTGCCTTTGATATTTTCACAGGCTCTTATGCTTCTAAATCTGAAGATCTCTCAACGATAAATGCCTCAATAAAAGATATTTCAATGCAACCTGATGGAGATCGAATTTATTTTCTAGGAATAACCACAAATCAAAGAATCTATCAAGGAGATCTTTCAACTCCAAACGATCTTTCTACGTTTGCCTTTACTGCAGGAGAATATCTAGATGTATCAAGTGAAACTACAACCCCTCGAGCATTTTTTATCAAACCTGACGGAACTAAAATTTATGTTATTGATGAAGCAGAAACAATCTATCAATATACTATGTCTACTCCTTGGGATATTGAAACTGCAACTTATGATACTGTTACTTCAGGAGTTCTTCCACAATTTACTATGCAGAATGGAGGAATGGCATTTAGTGAAGATGGATTAAGATTATTTGTTCATGCTAACGGAGAATTATTTCCATATACATTATCAGTAGCATGGGATTTATCTACAATCGTATATGATCAGACAGGAATCAAATTTGGTGCTAGTAGCTCAACAGATAGAGGACTACACTTTTCTCCTGATGGATTGAATTATTATGTTCTTCAAGGAGGCTCAGATGGGATACGTCAGCATAAACTCACAACAGCTTATGATATCATGTCAGGAGATGATACAGGACTACTAACTGAACCATATCTGGATGCTGGTCCGATTTCTTTTGCAGGAGCTGGAATGAAATATCTCTACACAAGCACAAGCACAGAGGATATGCTAGTGAGATTTGAAAGGTTAGTTCAAAAGAAATCATGGGGAAACTAGACTACTTAAATCCTAGAATCTTTCAAATATATCATGTCAATTAACATAATTTTCGAGTTCGCATCAATGCTGAAAAAATCAGTATGATCGAACTACGATGTCCATAGTTCATGGACAAGAGAATCCAAGGCAAAGCTTTGATAGAAAAGCGGCAGGATTCAGAGCCTATATGCTAGATGGTTCAATTATTCGACAAGATAACCAATCTGATAATCAATTCAAAGTAAAATGGAATCAACTAGATCATGCAAACGTAGTTTCAATAGTTTTGTTTCAGAATCAAAGATTTGGAAAACATGATTCCGATGGCGTTGACAGATGGAAGAATTATAGAATATTAATTCATACTAATACTGAATCTGAAGATGCTACTCATTATTGGTTAGACGATGATACTCTACTAATTGCAGAGGGATTCTCGTCAGACATTCCACCTAACGCACATGATTATCCAATGGTAGTGAGAGATTATGCTTTAACAAAAGCACAACAAATGTTAGCATTTAATGATACGGTGTGGAACTAATGCCTTTCCAACTTAAAATTAAAGAGTGGTATATTTTCTATGGAGATCAGACAGTTATCAAAGGAGATAACATTGATACTTGGAATAATTCTCCTAACGAGAATGTTCAAGCAGTTCTACTAAGATATGAAGATGGAAAACCTGAAGTTCTATCAAAGTCAGCAGGACTATATTGTATGTGGGAAAATCAGCATGGAATAAGATTTGAGAGATGTAGCAAACATGATGGTAGTAGTTACCCTGATGAATGTGATACAGATGGTGTTAAGTGTGGTCTAACTATTGACACCGATCTTTATTTGAAGATAATAAAAAAAGCTCAGGAGATGAGAGATGACACTTGATGTATTTGTAGGAACATTTGTAAAGAGATCAGGAACTGGAACTCAGTCAATCTCAGGATTCGGATTCCAACCAAAAATAGTTAAGATAACAATGGTCGAGAACGTTGCAGTAGGATTCAAAGCTGATATGAATTGGAGTGTTGGATTCGGAACTTCATCAAGTGAAAGAGCTTGTTTCATGTTTACAAAACACGCTGGAACAGATGCTGGAGGAGAGAGACATTCAAACACTTCGATCATGGGAGTCATAGATAACACAGGAGGCATTCTTGAAGAGGCAGATCTTGACTCATTAGATTCTGATGGTATAACTCTAGACTGGGAAACCTCAACTTCTACTCTGATGAAGTTTATTGTCGAGGCATGGGGAGGATCTGACATTGATGATGCTCATGCCTTTGATGGAGAAGTCTCAGAGAGCACAGGTAATCATTCACAATCAGGAGTAGGATTTCAAGGAGATTATGGAATGTTTGTCAATGATGGAAACGTATTGGCAAATCTTTTCAAAAATAAGATGCAAGGTTGCTTTGGTCACGTTACAGATTCTTCAAACAGATGGGCGGTTACTGGAGCTTGGAAAAACAAAGCTGGCAAGACCGTACAAACTGGAGGAGCTTTAGAGAACGATACTTGCTTCTCAGTTAGAAAGAAACCATCTCAGTATGACTGGGAGGCAGATTTTGTCTCATGGGATTCAGATGGATTCACGATGAACATTACTGATGCACCTATGGACCCCGGCAAGCTTATAGGAATGATTCTGAAGTTTGCAGGAGATGGAGGAGCAAGAGTCGGCACGTTTGCAAAGTCAACGAATACTTCTGTTCCTGTTGATCAATCTGTAACCATATCATCTTTTGATCCTAGAATGTATGGATTAGGATCATGGGGAGATGCAGTAAATTCTTCTCCAGAAAATGAGCATCACCCAACGTTTGGTATGACCGATGATGTTCAAGAAGCAAAAATTAATGCTAATGCTTTCGAGATTGATTCCCCTGTTACAAACGATACAAACTATGTAGAGAACGCAGTTGCTTCTATGGCTGACGGATCAGAAAATGCTACCATCAATGCTCTTGCTAATCACAAGTCAATGGATACAAACGGATTTACAATTACTTGGACTATCAATGATTCTAATGCTGATGGCATTGGGTATTATGCTTTTGAAGGTGCTGGAGGAGGTTTAGCACTTGTTGCGATTGGTAATGAGATCTTAGATTTAGCAGAACCGACTCCGATATTTATCGTACTTAATCAGATAGTCAAACTGAAAGATGAAATTTTAGATCTAGTAGATTCTGCTTTAACTGCTCTTGGTAAAGCTGTAATTGCAGACGTTGATATTCTAGATCTTGTTGAATCTCCAATAAAATTAATTCAACAGTATGTCTTAACTGGAACAGTCAGAGACTGGGGGACATTAGATACAGTTGGAACAGTAAGATGTATTTTATTGAAACATGATGGTGCGGCAGAAGCAAGTAGGATCTATTCTGTAATTGATCATACGAACGCAAACGGTTCAGGAGTTTATACATTCTCAGGTATTGCAGATAATGATCCAAGGTATTGTGTGATTGCATACAATGATGAAGCAACAGATAGGAGGGGAGTAACAAGCGATGACTTGACTCCAGTATTAACATAATGGCTTGGTTTGATTCTAATTATTTGAATCGTAAGAAGATTACTATCCAATCTTCAGAGATAGGAGCAAATGAAAGTGGATTCCCTGTTTTAATCAAACGAATTGATACCGATTTCTCAAAAGCAAGAGCAGATGGATTTGATTTTGTATTCACAGAAGCAGATGAAGTGACAGAGATCCCCTATGAGAGACAGAGATGGATAGATTCAACAGGAGAGTTAGTAGCATGGGTTAAGGTAGATATTCTAGCCGGAACTGATGTTGACATTTACATTTATTATAATTATGCAGGTCAAACAGTAGATCAACAAGATCCGACTAACGTTTGGGATTCTAATTATGTAGGAGTCTATCACATGGAATCAATTACTGATTTACAAGATTCAACTTCTTCTCCAGCAAACGCAGTTAACAATAGTGCTACAAATTCTAGTCAAGAAAAGATAGGTGGAGCAATAGACTTTGATGGTGGAACTACTCAGAGATTAGACATTTCGTATGTTTCAAAATTACAGGTTACTGCTTTTTCAGCAGTTCATGTTACGTGCTGGATAAGACCTACTTCATTAACAGAAGCATATCCGACTGTGTTTGCACAAGGATCATGGAATTTTGCTTTAGGACTTACAAATACAACAGGTGGAACTGATGGAAGAGTAGAGAACTGGATTGATGATAGTACAAATGGTTTAACCAATGATCCTGTAACTGTTAACGTATGGTCTCAGATTTCAGTTTCTCAAGATGGCACTAACAGATTTCTATACATCAATGGAGTAGAAGACAATGATGGATCAGCAGGAGTTGACAATCCTACTGATACAACTGATGATCTTGCCATTGGAAGTATAACATCTCCTACTGCTTCATCTGGATTTCTCGGAGCAATTTGTGAGATGAGGATTTCTAATATTGTTCGTAGCATAAACTATATGCTAACAGATTTTGCTAATCAGAATTCTCCTGCTACATTTTCACTATACGGATCAGAGGAATCCGATATAACTTATCATCTTGCAGGAGTATCGAGAGATGAATCAGGAGCTATATTAGGAAATTGTAGAATGGTATTATTCAAAAGAGATAATGTTGCAGAAGCTTCAAGAATTTACACAATAGTTGGCCATCAGAATTCAGATGGTTCAGGAAACTATGACTTTGATCCCGTAGCTGATAACGATGCTCTGTATATGGTAATGTCAATTAATCAAGGAAGTCCAATAGTGAGGGGTTGCACAAATGATAATTTGCAACCAATAGTAGTATGACACATTCAGAACTAGATCCAGTCATTCGTACAATTACAGATGATGGAATATCTGGCAACGATGTAAGATTAGTATCTCATGCTGACGAAGAAACAGGTTTAGTAATAGTTGCAGATGAATCACTTGATCTTGTTGAAGTTCCTATCAAACTAATTCCTCTCATAAGAGTCAATGACGAAATATTAGATCTTGTAGAGGAAGCATTAGCTCATCGAGGAAGAGTATCAGTCAGCGATGAAATATTAGATTTAGTTGAAGATAGAATCTCTCATCGAGGCAGAGTATTTGTAAAAGATGAGATCTTAGATTTAGTTGAAGATAGAGTCTCTCATCGAGGAAGAGTTTTCGAATCTTCAGAGATCTTGGATCTTTCTGAAGATTCAGCAATAGCAAAAGGATTGATCAAAGTCAAAGATGAGATTTTAGATCTAATTGAAGATCCAGTCCGTCTGATCACGTTATCTCAGATAAAAGACGAGATTTTAGATCTATCAGAGCAAAATGTAGTACATAGAGGTAGGGCATTCCTCAAAGATGAGCTGTTAGATCTTGTAGAATCCGCAAATCCCCTCAGAGCTTTCTCAAGAATCAAAGATGAGATACTAGATTTAGTTGAGAATACTTTCGTTGGATTAAGAGAAAGGATCAGAATTTCTCCTGAGATATTAGATCTCCCTGAACAACCAATCAAGATAATCGGATTCCCAAAGATCAAAGATGAAATTTTAGACCTTGTTGAAGATACTGCAAAGTCACATGGATTGATTCGATTTATAGAAAGTATAGTATATTCAAATAATACTGGAACAGGTGGAACATCAACTTCTATTTCACCGACAAAGATCGGACAACGAATCACATTCGCATCTCCACAAAAAATTAAAAAAATGAAGCTCAGAGTCACGAATAGTTCTACAACTGGAACTGTTGTTGGCAAAATCTACAAAGATGCACTTACTACCGGAAATACTGAAACAACAGTAGCAACATCTTTTGAAACTTACAATCTTGTAGATGTATCTAATGGAGCTGATTTGTTTTTCACTTTTCCAAATTACACACGAGAAGATGTTCAGTATGTATTCTGTGCTGAGTTCGTAGGACATAATGCCTCTATTGGCGTAGTTGGAAGTGGTCCGGTTACTACTGGCACTTTTACAAATAGAGTTGGCTCAAATGATTGGACGAATGTTGGACTTGACATGAGAGGAGAATTATTCGTAGAGGGAGAAGGTCTTGATCTTTCAGAAGCAACTACTTCAGTTATAGGATCACTCTTAATCAAAATTAAAGACGAGGTATTGGATCTCGTCGAGGAAGCAAACAAAGCTTTAGCATTAGGAATAATCAAGATCAAAGACGAGATACTTGATCTACTTGAAGATCGATTACTCGTAAGAGAATCAATCCAAGTAAAGCCTGAAATCATAGATATCCCAGAGGATAGAATACCTGTCATTACTTTTGCAGAAATTGCTGATGAGATACTTGACATTCCTGAAGAATCACTATCCCACAGAGCAAGAATATTCCTTAAAGATGAGATTTTAGATGTTGTTGAAGATAAATTAGCATTACTTGTAGGTCAATCATTAGTAAAAATCAAAGATGAGATACTTGATCTATCTGAGGGAAGATTATTCACAAGAGAACGTATTCAACTCAAAGCAGAAATTCTTGATCTAGTTGAAGACAGATTGGCATTAGTTACAGGTTTATCATTAGTAAAAATCAAAGACGAAATCTTAGATCTTGCCGAGGACACACTCAGAGCCTTAGGAATAGTCAAGATCAAAGATGAAATCCTAGATCTAGTCGAGGGATCACTCATCACTAAGGCTCTCATTCGATTGAAAGATGAAGTTCTCGATCTAGTAGAGGATAAGAATAACGTGGTTACTTTTGTTGAAATCAAAGATGAGATATTAGATATCCCAGAGGAAGCAATCGAGAAAGTCCAACTCTCATTAATAGTAAGAGTCAAAGATGAGATACTAGATCTACCTGAAGACGAATTATCTGTTCTAGGATCGGTCGTTGTCACAGCAGAAGTTTTACGATTAGAGGAAGAAGTCAATGCCAATCTAGTAGCATTCGCAGAACGATTAGAAATCTTTGAGAGTACAATTCTTCAGTATGGATTCCGAGTAGTTGCTGATGAAATTTTAGATCTTTCGGAATCAGCAAACACTCTTGCAAGAAAAATCGAGGTCTTGGAGATTCTTGAGGGAACGGTAATAGCTATTCAGAAATCTATCCACGCAAATGAGATACTAGATCTATCAGAGGGATCAATAAAGAAACTCGCAGGTGATTTAATAAAAATTAAAGATGAGATTTTAGATTTAGTTGAGGGCTCAATAATATTCAGAGCACTCATAC